AAGTATAGAAAAACAAGAACACCTGTTCGACTTCTGTTCCCCAACTAAAACAATTTAACTAAATAAATTGAACACTTGCTCACTGCCCAACACAACAAAGTATTTAAATAAAACAATACAACAAAATGAACCTCTGGCTCGAGTGCTTAAAGTATTTTAATATGTAAATCTATCTAATCATTAAATAAATTACTAAATTAATATCTGGATCACTCCAGGAAGAAAAGTTGCAAAACAGCACAACACCTGAATTAGAGAATTTAAAAAACTCGACATTTTATATTCGTCACATAGCGACTTTTTAACGAAAAAGGATAACTAATACCAATACAATCAAAACCCGCTCTATCGCCTTATTTGCCACAATACAAAATTTGCATAATGTTTAATTAAACTATTTGTTTATATATTAATTCAATTAGTTTGTGTATAAAGTTTATTGTGTGTTTGTACAATTTGTTGTTGACTTATACAACAAAATGTATTAATATATAATTAGTTCTTAAGTAGTTACTTAAGTAACTACTTAAGTAGATCAGGAGGTAACAAAATGAATAAATTATTTTTAGTAACTGCTAAATTTGTAAATCAAAATTCTAGTATAATTGAAATTGCAAAGGATGATTTAAAAATATATCTATGTGATCTAATGGATTATACACTTGAAAATAAACCAGAAATATTAGATGTTATGTCTTTTGAAGATGTCAGAAAATTAATGTTACAAAATGCTATTGAATGGCTTGAAAGTAGTTTTGGAATGTTAGAATGTGGTAATTTTGCTATTTATAATCTTAATGATATTAGTGAATTAGATCTAGATGAAATACCATATTTATATGATTTAGATGATTTACTATGTTGTGAAGAATTAGAAGCTTTAGATTTATAGGAGGTAACAAAATGAATAAATACGAATTTACATTTGAATTTGAAAACAAAATAATAACTTGTGCTATGTATAATAATACCAGGAGTAAAAAAGAACTGGAAAGAAATATAAAAAATCATATAATCGAAAATTATGGATCAGATTTTAAAATAAAATCAATTAAATCAATTGATTAATTTTATAATTAATATTATACTTTAAATGTTCAAGTCAAAGATGCACAATTGATAATTCGTAGCAAAAAAAGAAGGAATGGTAAAATTACCATTCCTTCTTTTTTATTATAAATCATACGTGAGAAGGTGTAACTAAACAACTTGTTTCTGTAATTAATTATAATAAATTAATTTGACAAAAGCAATAGTAAAGATTAATCTAATATTAGAATAGTTATCAACAATAGTATTTTATTAATGTTGATAATTTAAAAATATATCACATATTAACTACAAATTAATTATAGGAGGTAAATTAATGGCTAAACTATCTAAAGAAGAATTAATTGCTAAAGTCAATAATATTGTGACAGATGTTGATTCAGCAATTGAATTAATTGAAGATATTTCTGATTCAATGGATGAAAAAACAGTTGATGAAGCTGAAGTTGAAGCTTTAAAAGAAAAAAATGAAGAATTAAATTATCAATTAACAGATTTAAAGGAAAGATACAAGAATAGATTCTTAGGAATTCCAGAAAATCCAGAAGAAACTTCAGGAGCTGGTGAAGCTGAAGATGTACCAGAATTAGAAACTAAAGATGTAATTGATATTAAAGAAATATAGGAGGTTTAAATAATGGCTAAGAAATTAAATGAAACACTTAAAGTTAATAATTCAGTTGAATTATTAAGTTACATTATTAATGTAACACCAGAATTATCATCAAATATTGATTTGCCAGTACAAGGCCAGTCAATTAAAGAAATTGGAAAAATTATTTGTGATAACGAAAGATATAGAAATGCTTTCATTAACACAATTAATTTAATTGGATTGACTATCATTAAGAGAAACCATTGGGAAAATCCATGGTTATCTTTTACAAGTCAGGGAAATTTAAACTATGGTCAGCAAATTAGAGAAGTTATAAATGATCTATGCGATGTTTATGATTATAATGAAAATGCTAACAATGTAACTAGATTTTTAACTAATGTAGTACCTAATATGTACCAGTATCTACATGAGCTAAATTTCCAGAAGTTCTATGAAACTTCAACAAGTGATAACCAGCTTCGAATGGCTTTTGAAACTGAAGATCTATTTACTTATGTAGAAGATGCAATTGTTATGCTTTACGAGTCCTGGACATATGATAAATATTGTGTTGATAAGTACCAGTTATGTCGTAGAATTCTTGAAGGTACTATTACAAGTACTGAAATAGCTGATTTTGATACTATTACTACACGTGAACGTGTATCAGCTATGAAGGATGTTTCTAATAAATTTACATTCAGGAATAGAAAATATAATCCAGCTGGTGTATCTCGTGCTACTTCTTTTGATGATCAAATTCTTATTATTAATACTGAATTTGATGCTAAATTATCAACTGAAGTATTAGCAACTTCATTTTTTAGAGATGATGCTGATTTTAAAATGCGTCATGCTTTAATCGATGGATTTGATAATCATGATTCAGATAGATTAACTGAAGTTTTAGGAGATGCTTTTATACCATTTACAGAAGCTGAACTAGCTGAACTAGCTAAAATTCCAGCTGTATTAATTGCTAACGATTTTTATATGGATTATTTATATTCGCTTGATGGTTCTGGATCAGGAACTAAAGCAACACAATTTTATAATCCAACAACATTAAAAGATAATCATTATTTACATGTATGGTCAGTATTTAGTACTTCACCATTTGCTCAAGCAAATGTATTTACTGCTGATGTAACACCAGCTGTTTCTTCTGTAACTGTTTCACCTAGTACAGCTACTTTATCACCAGGACTTGAAATTAAATTAAGTGCTAGTGTAGTTACTACTGGTTTTGCTAACAAAGCTGTTACTTGGTCTGTTAATAATGAAGATGTATCAATTTCTGAAGCTGGTTTACTTAAAGTACCAACAACTGTAACTTCAGGAACTACAATTACAGTTACAGCAACATCAATTTTTGATAATACTAAATCTGGAACCGCTACTATAACAGTTGCTTAATCATCCTCTTTCATTTTGGGAATAGGAAATTTTTTCAAATTCCTATTCCCTATTTTTTAGAAGGGAGGTTTAAATTTGAGTAGAAAAAGGACTATTAGCCAGATTAATAATTATAACACTTTTAACTTGTTTAAAAGACAACTGCTTACATTAGCTGAAAATGTTTATATATATAAATATCTACCTAAATATATTGATGTTGCATATATGAATAAAAAATTAGTTAGATCTGGTGCAATTGCTTGGTACTTTGAAGAAGCTGTTAATTCTGTTATTGCTCTACCTTTTGAAGAATTAGGTGTTAAAGATATGTACGGAAGGCCTACCACAATACAATGTATTAACGCTTTAGGAATAAGAAGCAAAACTTTATACCCTAAAGATTATGTAATTATGTATGATAATTATTCAAAACGTCCATTGTGGCTGGATCTAGAACCATATGCTGAAAGACTTGCATTAATTACTAGAACTATGGATATAAATATAGCTCAACAAAAAACACCTAGAGTTTATCAAGTACCACAAAACTTAAAAAAGTCTGTTGAAGATTTTACGAGTGATGTTGATGCTGGTGTTGAAACAATTCTAACTTACGACAATTTAAATATTGATTCAGTTAATGTAATACTTGCACCAGCTCCCTTAGTAGTGCCAGAATTAAGAGAAGAATTTAATAATTTATGGTCTGAAGCTTTAAGAATTATAGGTATATCGAATGTATCTATTCAGAAAAAAGAGCGATTAATAAGAGATGAAATGTCAGCTTTAAACGGTGGTACTATTGCATCTAGATTTTCTAGATGGGAGCCTAGAAAAAAAGCTATTGAAGAAATTAATGAAAAATTTGCTGATTACCTGGAAAAGCCTATTGAAGTTGAATTTTACGATAAAACACCAGATAGTGAAACTGCAGATAATAATGATAATAATTTAACAAGTGTAGGAGGTGGCCAGAATGTTTTATAACATTTTCATGAATAAAGCTAATATGAAACCTCTAACACTATTAAGTGTTTTACAAATGTATGATACATCAGCTGGTTTAAATAGTGACATTAGTGATTTACCTGAATTGTATCATAATAGAATTTTTGATTTTAACTATCCACTAACAACTAATTTAAATAAAGATGATTTTGAAATACGAATTTTAAAACACTTTATTTTAAGAAGAATTGGATTTGAAACAATCCAGGCTTTTAAATTGATGTTAGATGATAAGTTAAATACTATAATGCCTAGATACAATATTATGTTTGATAACTATTATCACAATTTGAATTTATATTCTAAGACTGATACAGAAGTTGAAGAATATGAAGCTTCAGGAAGCAATTCAGGAACGAATTCAAATAATACTACAAATAGTTCTACATCTAGTAGTACTAGTGATAATAGAGCTTCAGATACTCCACAAAATGCAATAGCTGATGTTCAGTCTGGAACATACTTATCTGAGTATAGTTATAACGTAGATTCTGGTACAAATTCAGATACTAGCGTATCAAGTGGTACTAATTCTAGTCAATCTGAAGATGAGTATACCAGGACTAGATATAATACAACTAACCTTTATGGAAAAGATATTCTAGAAATTACGCAAAATATCGAAAATGTTTATGAATTAATTTTTAATGATTTAGATGAACTATTTTACCAGTTGTTCTAACTTTATAGAAGGGAGGTTTAAAACATGAGTAATTATCAAAAAATACCACTACTAAATATTTGTAGCTTGAATAATTTTCCATTTATAGAAGCTGATTTTGACGCTGTTACATACTATCAATTATTATGCAAAATCGTAGAATCTGTTAATTCTACTATTACACTAGCAAATAATTTGTTAGATGAATATGAAGAAATGGAAGAAGAATATAATCGTTTAATAGCTTTAGTAAATGAACTACAAACTAGACTTGATACCATCCAGGAAGAATTAACTGAATATATTGATAGTAAAGTAGCTGAAGTTAGAACTGATTTAGAAGCTGAAATTAATGATTTAGCATCTGATTTAAGATCTGAAGTATCTGAAGCTATTCAACTAGTAAATACTACACTAGAAGAATTTAGAACAGAAGTTAATGAATTAGAAGATTATGTAAATGATCAAATTCTTAATTTTAAGAATTACACCGATTCAAAATTTAGTTTATTAGATGCAAAATACACACTAATAACTAATAATTTACAAAATCAGATTGATAATTTACCAGATTCAATGCCTACGGTTTACAATCCAGCTTCAGGTAATAACGAAAGTTTACAAACTGCTATTAATGACTTCTGGAGATTGTTAAGAAGTCCAGAAAGTTTATCAGCTGTAGAAGTTGATGCACTTGAAATTAGTGCTATTGATATAGATAATCTAAATGAGAGTGCTATAAATATTGATTTAATGACTAGTTCAATTTTAACAAATATATAGGAGGTTTAAAATTATGAATAATACACCTAACATAAATTTAAGTACTTATACTAGTGATCCTAATGATAAATTTAATTTATTAGTTACTTTCAATAACAATATGAATAAGATTGATACAGCTGTTGGTAATCAAAATGATCAGATTGATGTAATTGAAGCTACTGCTGGAACTGCTGTTACTACAGCTAATACAGCTAGTACTACAGCTGGTAATGCTTTAACTACTGCTAGTACAGCTTTAACAGCAACAAATTCATTAGCTGAAATTAATAGTTTTACAATATTAACATCTGATTGGATTGCAAATACGGATATTACAACTAATTCAGACTATCCTTTTATTTGCACTAAAAATAGTGATAAATTTAGTAATACTAGCAAGCCTATTTATCAAATTTTAGGTTCTGGCACTATTCCAAATGTAGAAGAATTAACTGAAGCTGGTTATATTTCAGTTGTTAATTTTTCTAGTTCAGATGTAACTTTGTACGCAACTGAAAAGCCTTTAAATACACTAAATTTAGTTGTAAAGGGGGTGTAGTATATGGCACTAGGTTTTAAAATGGGTGTTATTGGTAGCGAAAAACCAAGAACAGAAACATATAACGTAAATGCAAATGGTATTTTTGACATGGGAGAAAAAAATTTATATAGATATGTAAATGCAAATGTTCAAATAGGTAAATCGGTTATAATAACAGATATCACCTCAGATACTACTATTAATTATTCAGATTATGGTATTACTATCCCTGATGGGTATGCTCCATTGATAATTCCTATATCAACTTATCTTGGTAGCGGTATGATAAGTCCAGCTAATACATATTTTGAAACTAGTCCAACAAGAACATCAGCAAATATTAAAGTTGTAAATGCAAACTCGAATAATAAGGTTAATATATTACTTTCTACAATTAAGGCTAAATCTTGGGGAAATTTATATAAAAGTGCTAAAATAAGTGATACAACTTCATTTAAAATAGATATTCCAATGAATAAATTAATTGTGGTTCCTATAACATTTGATTATTTATTATATACAAGAATTACTAGCTCATCCTCTACGCAAACAACCTTTTATATGCATGGTGTTTCAGGCTACTCGAATGACACTATAAGAAATGCTATGTATTATGAAATTGAATAGCAAATATAATTATTAGTTGATAAATTAATATATTTTTCAACTTTGTAAAAAAGTCACAGCATTTACACTATATAATTTAAATTGACAAATTAATATTTTTGTTTATAATAATAAAGAAATTATTTGTTTATTTTGTTACTATGAAGAATAAAAAAGAACTTGTTGATTATGTTCTGTATTGAACTAAAGTTCAATACTTAGCACTAACTTTTTAAAAATGTTAGTACATAATTGACAAGTTCCTTTTTTATTACTATAATTTTATTGAATTAAGAAATACATTTCCCCCTCATCAAAAATTTATTTCTAATTCCGTCCAGTACGCAAATATTTAGTATAACAATCTATATTCTAAAAAAGCACTAGAATAATTCTAGTGCTTTTTTCTTATTTAAATTCTGTATTGAACTAAAGTTCAATACTTAGCACACTTAAAACCAGATCCCATATTTCAAATATTTCTTCATTAATGTATTTTTAATAGTTCTTGAAGGAACTGGACCAGGTCCAGGCCCAGGGCCTGGAGGTTCACCAGTTAAAACTTCATAACAAAAACTAGCTGTATCATATCTAGTTTGAAAATCAGCTTTTTGTTCTTCTGGTGTACCATAAACTACTACAGCATTCCCTTCATAATTAAAATAGAAAGCTAAGCAAGCATCATATAAATTATTAATTGTCTTAAAATTTGAAAATGGATAAAATTGAGCTACATTGTACCACCTACAAAATCTTTGTCTGTTAGTGTATTTATCCATACCATCATTAATTAATACAGTACATTGATCAGATCCATCTTCTGGAGAAGCTCCAGGTGTAACACTTGAAGTAGATAAATTAGCTCTATTAGGATGTTCATTAATATAGCCTGAAGCTGGTGTAAATTGAACAAGGCCATAACCAGCTTCATAATTAACTGTATCAGATTGCCATCTCCAGGGATTGAAAGATGATTCATGTGCAATATTTCCTAAAGCTCCAGCTATTGCGTAAATACTCCATTCAGATTGTAAACTATTCTTAAATTCAAACATATTAGATTTAGCTTCATCAGAATCAAATTCATAACCACCAGAAGGTTTTGCATACCACATAAAATTTACACCTACCTTATACTATTTCTATCAACTAAATTACCACGATTTAATTCAGTTATGCTATGCCAGATTCTAATTCCTGAATTAGCAACTGAATTAAGTCGATCAATTGCCAGATTTGGAACTCCATTTCCTTCTGTTTTTCTTCTAAAAATATTACCAGAACTTTCAACATAATCAAATCTAGTTCTTGAAGGTTTGAAAAAACTAACTTTATTTATTGCATAACCATAAGCATTAAAATAGTTATCTATTAATTCAGCTTGTTTAGCTTTAATAGTTTGGACATAACTTATAACACCAAAAGTATCTGTTGCTACGTCAATACCTAAATTAGATCCTTTATGAATTGTTTGGTCATTAGTAATCATAGCTGTTTGATCTTCTATATATCTATTAACTAATTTTTGACTTGTGTCAATTAAAGTAGGTATAAGTTTTTTACTAGCTATACCATAAGCTATTTCACCTTTTATTACGTCATTTTCAAAATCCCTAGCTGGTTTGTTTCTTGCAACCCATGCTCTATAATTATCGCTTGCCCAGGTTACTTGTGGAAAACCAGTTATAAATAGTCTATCTAATTTATTATTACTAGCTGTATAACCAGAATAGTTACCAACCGTTACAACAATTTGCTCTATTGGTATTACCATTACATCTTTCCTATATTGAATTCTTCCCTGATTATCAGTAGTTAATTCAGGTTTTAATTCTAATGATTCGCCATCTGAAGATACAATTAAGCATCTAACATAAGGAAAATTGAACAGCTTATTATTTTTAGGAACATAACCATCAATGCTAGAAGGCATATCAATATATTTTACATCTACTTCTCTATGTCCATCCGTACCACATTCTCGAGGATATTGTAAAACATCACAAACATTATCTATCTTATCATTTGAATTAAAATATTGTAGACTTTCAATTACTGGTCCATATGCTTCATAACCTTTAAATTCAGCTACACTAAATATATTATCATATGTTTTTCCTGATACTGGATAACCTGAACTGTCAGTAACTGCAGTATAACCATAATTCCAGTTTACTGTATAATCTTCTAAAGTTGAATTAATAACATAATCACCAGCTGTTAAATTTTCATCTTGCAACCACATATATTTAGCATCATTATTAACTGTCATACGTTTAATATAACAATCCTGATAATCAAGTGTTTGACAATATGTTGAAAATAAATCAATGCTAAATAATACTTCAGTAACTGTATCAGCTATATAATTTAAATTTGTAATAAAAGCAAAAATAGTACTTCTGTCATTAGAATTATTAAGAATTGCTATATAGTTAATATATGATAAATCATTAATATTTCTATTAATTCTAAAGGATCCAGATTCTATATTATGAGTGATAACACTAATATTAGTATCTGTAAATACCAAAAATGGTTGTAAATTAGCTAAATCAATTGCATCACAAACATTAGAATAATCATCTGATAAATTGATATTCTTATAATAATTAATTGTACTGGTTATTCTTGCCATTTGTAAACCTCCTATAGTCGTATACTAAAGTCTATTAATTGTCTAAATTCTGTACCAGTTCTATTATCACTAAAAAATATATTAGATTCCCTCATACTAGCAAATAATTCACGCAAATTTTTATTTCTACATCTAAAGTCATAAATATTTTTCTGATAATAAATACTAGTAGAATTTATATCACCAAAAACAACTGTTTTTGCTTTTATCTCACTATATTTAGGACGTATAAAAAAAACGCAATCGCTATCTTTACTTAAATATTCGCATAAAAATTTAAAACCCTTATAACAAAATACAAATTTATAATTTGATTTATAGTCTTTATAGCTTCCTGGAAGTAAAGGCTGTTTACTGGTTATATAATCACCTGAATCAAACATATCTGTAAATGAATTAGATTTACCGCCAGCATCGTTTGAACATCTCTCTATTGCTATTAATTTAGTACTTTCTCCGTCAGCTGTTAAACTTTCAGTAGTTACTAAATCACCAGGTTTTAATTTAAAGAAAACACTTCTAATATTCCAACCGTCTATATATGGACATATTCTTGATATAGCATTACCAACTAACCACATTCTAACAACATGTCTATTTCTATCTACTGTAGAATAAATAGAATCCAGCTTCATCACTTCATTACTTAAGTATAGTGTATTTGTCATAAATTCCTCAAATATAATATTTCCTACATCTAAATAAGAACCAGATTTATAATTTTGATAATGAACTAAAGTCCATATATAACCTATTTTATCACCTAATTTTATTTTAAAATCTTCTGTTATATTGGCCAGGAAAAATTTATTTCCCTTTACAACTATTGCATTATACTTACCTTCTGACCAGTCCATAATATCAAAATCGTCAAAATAACTTTCGCAAACATCTTTTTTAATTTCGTTTACTGATCTACGCAAATATATAAATCTTTTATGATTTTGAAAATAATCAATTAATACAGTTTTTTTAATTTGGTATGATTTACCATTATTTCTACGACCGAAAATAATATTATAATTTGCGTTTTTAGCTTTTAAATTTGTTATATCATAATGTTTAATAGTAGTCATGTAAATTAACCTCTTTGAATAAACTATAATTGTTTCTATTATTATAATCTATACAAACTTTAATTCCAAATAATTTACCATTTCTACATTCAACTACTAAATCTGGTAGTAATTTATTTACAATTTCAATACCTAATACAAACATATAATTATTATATTCAAAATTTTTATCATATGCTTTAGTATAATATAATAATTTTTTCAATGCTTCTATAATATATGCACTCTCCATATATTTATCACCATCTAAATTATTTATTGCTTTATCAATATTCATTTTAATACCTCCTTTAATGTATTGAACTAAAGTTCAATACTTAGCACTAACTTCTAAAGAAGTTAGCACACCTAATAAACAAATTGATTATTTTTAACAATACCTAAATTAAACTTATAAAATACTCTTCTACTTGATACCAGATCAACATAATCATCTTTTCTACCTAATACATAAGTTGTAGGAACTAAACAACACCCACTTTTATCAGTTATAGTAAATTCGTTACCCTGGTAATCTTTTATAGTTATTGGTTCTTGATTATCCACATAAGATAATAAATTCTTTTTTGTATATTTATAATCAAAAACAAAACCATCTTTAAATTCTTCTAATGAAGTTAATGCTTTAGCTCCTGATTTTGGAACACCAGCAACTGTTATTTTAATTTCTTCTTTGCCAGTTTTTTTATTAATTTGTTTAACTACATATTTTTTAGCCCCTTCAGTCTTAAACTCTAAATACTGGCCTTCATAGTCAAATACTCCTAATAAATGTCTATTACCTTTAGAATCGGCTGGTTGGAATCTATTAAAATCAATTTTTCTATCCTGGGATACTTTATATAAAATTCTCTTAACTTCATTATTGTAATCAATAATAACTTGTCTGTTATATCCTGGATGTAACTTTAATGAATCAGTATCAGAATAGATATTATATTTATCTAGCTTCATAATACATTGTATTAAATTACGTCTTGAATATGCTGTGATCCAAACTCCCCAGGCAAAAGACAAGAAACCATTCTCACCCTGGTAATTTAGCTTTTTAACAATTTCTTCATTAGATAAATCTTCTTCAGGTAACCAGTCTAATTCATTATCGTATTGAACCATAGCTCTAATAATATTAGTTACGCACATTCCATACAATGAATTAAATAAAGCTTTAGCTATTGCATATTCTATTTCTTTACCTTCTACATCCTTATATTTTGTTTTATCTTCATAACAATCAAGTATGAAATTAACAAATTCTTTAGGTAGATAAGCCGATTTAGCATAGTAACTTTCCATTATTTCGTATTCAAAATTTTCATTAGCTGAATAAGCATCTATCAAATATTTAGCATCAACATCGGTCATAACATAGCAAGCTGTTTTAAATTCTAGTAGTCGGCCATTATCATATCTTGCACCAGATAAAGTATTTTTAAGGCATTTACTAGCTGAAAGAAAAGTGTTCTGGTACTTGCATCTACCATTTTTCATTTTAACGACTAGTAAATAACTAAATCTATCATTTAATTCACATAGCTTATTAATAAAGCACTTTTTAAATTTGCTCATTGGATATTTAAAAGCTACCATACAATAAGGATAGCTAGAAGTAAAATCCCAGCTATCAACAAGTTTTATAATTTGATCTACTAGATAATAATTAGCATGAGTATATCCACCAGCAAAAGCCGATTGAAGCAAATTAAAAATATATGGATCTGTATTTATTGCATTATGTACTTTATCTCTATAATATCGTCTAACATAATAAACTTCATTTTTAAATTTTCTCCTAATTTTACCAGTTGCTGTAATTGGGATAGTGTGTAAATGCTTATATTGCTTTAGCTCTAACTTGATATAGTAATAAAGTACTAAACAATCATTTTCACAATACTTTAATTCTTTTTTACTTAAAGCAGTAATGCTAGTTCGAATTTTAGTATAATCTAAATCACCAGATAGTTTACGAACTGGTAAATCATATAGATCAGGTAAATATTTTAGTCCTAAATTAGTCATTGAATAAGTACAATGTATTTCTATATCAAATTCAGGTATTTCAGCTTGAATAACTTTATGTGTTTTCCTGGCAAATACTTTATTAAATTTAAAATAGGATTTTAAATACTGAAATTCAAAGCTAAAATTATGAATAAACATATATTTTTTATTAGGAGAATTTTTATCTATCATTTGCAAAAATTCTCTTAATTCTTCCCAGGTTCTACCAAAATAAACATTTTCATTAATTCCCAGCATCCATATATACATAGTAGACTTGAATTCTATGCTGGATAAATCTTTACCATATTTATTTTTAAGCTTTAAATACTTACATCCTGGATAGTATTTATTAGTTAAATTATCATATAAAAAACTAGTTGTTTCTATATCAAAAGTGTAAATAGTTTTATCGTAAGTAAAACCAGATTCACCTTTTTTACAATCAAGCTCTATATCATGACCAGTATAATTTTTGTAATAAAGCATAATTTTTCTATCCCCTTAATTTAGAAAAAACTCTCCCCAGAAAATTCTTCCCATTCTCTTATATCTTCTCTTAATTCATCTGAAGCTTCACCAAAGAAATAATAAATAAATGTGTATAATGCTTTTTTAAAATCAATATTATTAGTAATGTCATAATATCTTTTAACTACAACTAAAAAATTATCAGCTTCATTACTTGGCATTTCTTTAGCTTCATCTACCATTGCCCATAATTCAGACGGATCTATATATTTATAAATTTCATTAATTGATTCATTTGATAACATTTCATATAAGGCTTCAGCTTCTTCAGCATTAAAATTATAATCTGTTTCTAGCATCCCTTTAGTTTCTTCTGTTCTACGTTTCATAACAGATACTTTAGAATATTCAGAATTTAAAAATTTATCTAAAGCTTTAACTAAAGCTTTAAGAGTCATAACATCAAGCTGATTTAAAAATTTTTCTCCCAACTTAACTTTACCAGCTGGCGTAACAAAACCTAAATTTCTTAACCTTGCGACTAGCTCTTTACCAGCGTAGTGTTCTGTAGAATCTCCAAAATACTTTTTAATTTGAGTTAGTCTATAGTTAGCGGTTCTACCTTTTGATTGAACTTCAGCAACTAATCTTAATTTTTTCTTTTCTTCTTCAGTTCGTATAACTCTTTTAGACTTTATTCTTTTATTTTGTCTGGCCCTCTTTTTAGCTTCTCTATACTTAAATTTAACATTTGACTTAGTCTTATCATTAATTTTAGACTTTTTAGGTTTATTAATCTTCTTTTTTGATATTCTTTTATTCATTTTGTTACTACCTCCACATTAAATAAAAAAAGCTGATCAAGAAACTTGATCAGCCTATTTTTTTAAATTTTATTACAATAATTACTTGTTTAATAAGTCCATCCAGGCAATGTAATAATCACGAGTATTTTTTCTATTACGCTTCTTTTCCATGTATAATAATACATTTCCTTTAGATAAAGTATTTTCAACATCTTCTTCAGTAATTGTATTAAATACATCCATTGAAGTTACTGGAATTCCTACAAAGGCAGGTTCACCATCCATAGTAGTAACTAAAGCAGTTAAAAATTCTTCGTTATTGTCTGGATTGTTACCATGTAATACATCTTCTAATATTACTGGATTTTCGCATACATAATCCTTTTCAAGCTTCTTTCTACCTTCTAATAGTTCACTATTGCTTTTTGACTTTCCTAATTTTAACATAATAATTTGTCTCCTTTTTGCTTTAAATAATTATTAGGTAGCTTAATTATTTAGTTGTATTTTGTTACTTATCACAATTCTTTGAATTATGACTACTCAAGTTATAAATCTTAACTCAACTTGTTAAGCTGTCCTAACTTAAATTATAAAATTTATATTTATAGAAATCAATTATTATTTATCAATTTCTACAAATTCTGAATTAATACCTTCTGGAACTCGTATTTTAATTTTAGCATCTTTCTTAATAAAATATCTTCCAGCAATCTTTTCAGCTTCAAGCCTATCATTTCTTATATAGCCAATAATAGTAAAATAAGATGCTCCTACCATATTAGCATATTCTTCAACTGTTAAATAATCTTCCATTTGTTTTATCTCCTTTTCTAATTAAATACATCATTATAAGCCATCATTAACTCCTTTATTATAGTTTCAGCATCTGAACCATTTTTTAAATCATCTTCTAATAATTTTAAAAATTTTTTTGTTTGACTAATTGTTTTTGGTTCATCACAAGCTAATTTAGTTAGTGCTATAAATATTTCAACAATTACTTTAGTTTGTTTACCATCTAATGACATTAACAATTCATTATCTTTTAGATCAATATTAATCATTATTTAACTTCCTTTCATTATTTCTTTCAGCATAAGTACTAATATACATTACTATCAATTCATCAATACTAATCTTTGATTCATCTAAATTAGTAATAATCTTTATAGAATGTAATATATTATCAAATGTATTTTTATTAAGTTTCTTAACATTCATTAGTAATAAACTAATTTCTAAAATAACTTGTTCATCAGATCCTTTTACTTCTACTTGTATATCATTTAAATTACGATTTAAATTTGCTCTTATCATTTAATCACCTTCTTTCATAGTCAAATTGTACTACATTTATAATTATACTTTAATTACAAATTTAAGTCAACAACAAATTGTACAAACACACAATAAACTTTATACACAAACTAATTGAATTAATATATAAACAAATAGTTTAATTAAACATTATGCAAATTTTGTATTGTGGCAAATAAG